CGCGGTCGTCAACCTTTGGAGAAGAGATGCTTAAAAAGAACCGACAAGCCGCAGAGAGGCAAAAGGGGAGGAAGGCTCCCGTGAGACTTGCTGGGTATGACTTCGGCGGGGGAAAGGTGGTAGAGGCGTGAGGAAATGCCGCGATCTCACTGGCGACCGCTATGGAATGCTAACAGTGCTCGGCTTCTGTAGCGATGTGAAGGGCTACAAGAAATGGCTCTGTCGGTGCGATTGCGGCAAGGAGTGCATCAAATATGGTCATCAGATACGGGCCGGGCAAGTCGTGTCGTGCGGATGCTATCAGAGGAAGCAGGCGAGTAAGGCAGGAAAGAAGAATGTGCGCGATTTGACGGGAAGAAAGTTCGGAAGGCTGGTTGTTTTAAGCCGCGCTGGTAGCAATAGATTTCAAAAACCCACTTGGCTTTGTCAATGTAATTGCGGGAAAGAAAAAATAGTGGTGGGAAATGCCTTGTTGACGGGCAATACTCGGTCATGTGGGTGTATTCATGATGTACTGATAAGTAATCTGGGAAAGAGCCGATTGATTTACAATCTGGTCGGCAAGAAGTTTGGACGGTTGCAGGTGGTAGGCAAGAATGCAAAATCGTATGCTTCTTGGGATTGTGTCTGTGACTGCGGGAAAGAAAAAACGATAACGGGATTTCAACTCGTCTCCGGCAGAACAACCTCTTGTGGCTGCTTTCGCAGGGAAGATGCAAGAAAAAGATTCTTCGATCCAACGATCACAGACGAAGAAAGGAAAGCAAGCAGAAACAGACAACAGGCTTTTCCAGAAATAGGGCCGTGGAGGGCAGCGGTTTATCGGCGGGATTGGTTTACTTGTCAGGCTTGTGGGGCAAAAAGAACTAAGCGAATTGTTGCGCATCATAAGAATTCGTGGAAGGAACACAAGGAACAGCGATTTATTGTGGAAAATGGCGTAACAGCTTGCATCCCTTGTCATATCGAGTTTCATTCACTCTATGGTTATGGCAATAATACAGAGGAACAATGGGATGAATTTGTTTCAGTCAGAAAGAGGAAAACAGCATGAATGAACAAGCGAGCCAACTACCGGGAGATGTAGAAAAAATAACTATATATCGCACCGGCGACCTTTATTTTGGGTCATATTTGTGCGCCCTTGATATTCCCCTGCTGACGACGGAAACAGAGAAGGCCCCCGATGGCGGCAAGAAGGTGGTATTCTTGTTCCGCATCAAGGAATCCGATCTGCAACGGCTGAAGTCGTCTTTCTTCGGCGGCACTGGAACGGTAAAGGCTCGCCGCTTTGTTGACAACATTCGTAGTTTGAAGAGCATGACTCACACCTGAATCTTTGGAGCGCGGTGCCTGCCAGTCGATCCCTTTGCACATACCTGCGGCACTGCGCTCTTTCTTTCTACTGCATAATTTTTTGATATTTTGCACCTTAGATGATGACAGAAAGACTCGAAAGAATGGCCTTGAAGGTGGCCTTTTGTGTGCTGGCTAAGGGGGAGCCCGAAGGCTTGTTCGCACAGGCATTCTGGCAACTTCGCCAGAAGGCCAAGGACTTGAAGGAAAAATGGTCACTGGAAGCCAAGGAGTCGCTACAGAAGTCGCTCTTGAATGATCTGACAGACAAAGGTTACAAGGACGTTACAGCCGAGTTGAGCCTTGGCAAATACAAGGGCTCACACTTTGTGACATCGGCGCGGGTGAGTGTGAATGTGGGCACCGAAGAGAAGGCCAAGAAGCTGGCTGGATACTTGCAAAGGTTCAGCCCGAAGTTTGTCTTGAAGGATTTTGAAAAGGACACTGGCGTTGCAAGTTTTAACATACGATAACGAGATAAGAGGTGTGGAATGAGTTCATTCCCCGGCACGTACATACCCACGGGGGTAAGCTCGACACCAGCCTTCAATGTGCTGGTTGACACGCTGCTTACGCCGCGCTTGATGGCGTTTCGCCAGATACACATCCACGATGAGCAGGCCGATTTGTCCCCTGATCGGCTGACATGGCAGCAGACATTTGGCGGCTGGCTTACTGCGGCTCCGCTGATAGTCAGAAAAAATGGTGTTGTCCTCATGCCTGCGCAGGTAACAACTATCGACTACGTTCACGGGACTTTCCGTGCCGATCCTGTTGATCTGGGAGCAGACCAGAAGCCACGAGATGTAGTGGAAACGACATATCAGTTTGATTACTTCCCGACAGCCATACAGGAAGGGCTGCTTACCGCTGCCGTGAGCATAGTGAACATGACGGCAGTTGGGCCACCGACGTACTACACGATAGACACCATGCCGTCGAACTGGTACGGCGTAGTTACCGACTTGGCATTCGCCATGTGCATGGAGAAACTCCTGCTTGATTATGATCTGTGGCGATACAGGCTTCTCTTTGCCATTGGGCCGGGAGAATTGGAAACGGGCGGCGGCGATATTGCAAGCCAGCTCACGACGCTCAAACAAAATTCAGAAGAGCGGGCGAACACGGCAATGCAGAATCCGAAGTTCAAGACGGGTAACTATCTGGCTCCGCCGACGCTGTATTACTATCAGGCAATACGCGGGCTCGGTGGCGCGATCAGTGGCCCGCACGGCGTGCCGTTCTTGGGCGGAAAACTTCAGGGCTGGAAACCCACAAAAATCTTGTAGTAAAGGACTTATGAAGATTTGTGGCATATATCTGATTAGAAACACGATGAACCGAAAGGTGTATGTCGGCAGTAGCTCCGATATGCAGAGTCGTAGGCGGTGCCATTTCCATTTGTTGAGTCGTAACCGGCATTGCAATCCACACTTGCAGTCGGCTTGGATTCAATACGGCAAGGATGCTTTTGAGTTTACAATCATCGAAGAGTGCTCAGAGAGCGTGTTAATCGCAAGAGAGATGGCGTGGATGGAATACTATGATTCTATGAATAGGGAGAAGGGTTACAATACAATGTACCCCGATAGACACACATTTACCGAAGAGGTGAGACGCAGGATGGGCGCATCGAAGAAAGGTAATCAGTATTGGAAGGGGAAACACCACTCAGAAGAGACGAAGAAAATACTGAGTGTAGCAAAAATGGGCAATCAACATAATAAGGGTAATCATTGCTCGGAAGAGACAAGGCGTAAGATTTCCGAAGCACTTGTTGGTAATCCAAAGTTGATGGGACGTGTTAAGTCTGAAGAACATCTTCGCAGATTACGAGAAGTACATAAAGGAAATCAGTACAACAAGGGACGACATCCATCAGAAGAGACGAAGCGCAAAATGTCCGAGGCAATGATGGGTGTTCACAAGGGCAAGAAATTGTCGGAAGAGCATAAGATGAAATTGTCTTTGGCGCACAAGGGAAAGAAATTATCGGAAGAAGCGAGAAAACGATTGTCCGAAAGAACGATTCTGTACTGGCAGAGGAAACATAAAGAGGAGAAAAATCTATGAGTAACGAAATCACGTATCAGGCCCAGCTTTTGCTCCGTTCGGGCCAACTCGCAGATCAATTCGCAAGCGGGTCAAAAACGGCGAATCAGACAACGGCCAAGCTGATCCGCAATGTGCAAACGATACCGACAACGGTTGGCGGCACGGCATTGGAATTGGGAGACATAGCATCTCCCGGTGTGTTGATTGTGCAGAATCTCGATGCTGATGTTGTAAGTCCGCCGCATACTGCACATTTTGTAGACATTGGCATACAAGTTGTGGGCGTCTTTTATCCAGCCGTGCGAGTATTGCCCGGTGAAATTTGGATGGCACGGTATTCGCCCGGTGCCGCATCAATGCCATATGCGCTGGCAGATACCGCTTCTGTGGAATTGTTCTACATCATATACGCCACGTAGGAGATAATGGAAGAATGAACATTGGCGCGGAAATGCGGGAAATTGGCAATCTCATATCGTCTGCCGCACTGATTATGGCAGTGCGAAAGGAAGTTGCTTCTGTGATGAAGGAGGGGTTTGTCGTCACGGATGGCAAACATCATCCGACTGCCACGCGGTATGAAGTTGTAGTTCGCTGTGGAAACAGCAAGTGCGGCGAGATTGCTCGCAGGATAAAGGCTAATATCGTCAATGCCGATGTTGAGCGGATTGCCGATGGCGTACTCGGTGTAAGGACAGCGCGGCGCGGCTCCGTGTGTGCCAAGAGAATCAACTTCGCTGACACGATAATCTTAGTAGGAGACGACAATGGCTGAGGAGAAATCAGATGTCACGGGAGAGAGATATTACAGTGGCTCGTGGACGGCGATCCAGCATGTTCTTCGCGTACTGAATATCGGCGAAGGCAAGATGGACAGGGTGACACAGCCGCTTGTGAACGAATATCAGGAATCCGTGGACAGAGAGATCGATGGCATCCTGTCTGAAATCTATTCCGTGCCGTTGCGATCCTTCAACGAGGTGCAGCCCGACGGCTCGATGAAGCGGGTGTTTCCCGGTGATGTTGCGCAGGCTGCGAAATACTGGACGGCAGGGTTGCTTCTGCTGAATGAGTTCCAGCAACTCGCTCAGAATATCACAGATCAGGCAACGCAGTATGTTGATGAATCCAGAAGGAAAATCTTCTGTTTGAAACGGTTTACGCATCGGCTTCGGGGACAGGAGAGGAAGAGTAACTGGGGAAGAACAATTCCCCCGTCGATGCAACCACCAGCGATTGTAGAGAAGGACTATTAGGACAATGGATGATCGCAGAATAGAGCGCATTGCCAGCAAGATCGTGGCGATAGATTTTCCGACTCAGGATGCTTATGACAAGTATATGAAAGAGCATCCAGATGCAGACAAGTCGCTTCATAAGGTGGTGGAGACACAGCAGGAAAAAGGAAGAGAAGACGACTCCCCCGCTCCTGTTTCTGGCACCAAGTGGGAAGACATTGATAAGAAACAGGCAAGAATATTGGAGCGCAAGTTTGGAAAGAGTGGGTTTGCCCTTGCTGATAAGTTTGAGAGTTCTGGATTTGAAGCGAAGAATGTTTTGAGTGAAATGTCTTCGTTGAAACTGGGAGAACAGAAATCCGTTCCCAAGGCACTTGATTCTATTGATTCGTCTAAGGCATATGGAATTACAAAGGGCGATTTTTCAAAGGTCATCAGGGGAGTCCGCGCCGCCGAGTCATATAAATTTGATGGATATGAAAGAATGAATGGTTTGCTAAGGAAGGGGAAAAAAGATGATTCAATTGAAAGCTTGGAGTCTTTGATTGAATATGGCCCAAAGAATGAGTCTGAATTTGTCTATCGTGTATTCTCCCTGCCAGAACAAAGGTACAGGCAGATGGGCATTAAAGCTGACTCTTCCTACTCTGATCCGGCTTTTCTTTCAACAACAACCGATGAAGATGTTGCGCAATCTATCTTCAAAAAAGGAGGAATTGGGACTTTTCCAAGTGGCAATGTTTTGATTGCGATGGACATTGGTGGCGCAAGCGGATTCGGCTTGAATTTCACGAAAGAACGGGGAAGCGGCAAGGAAGATCAGTCGGAAGTTCTAATGCCCCCGAATACGAAAATCAGGATAAAGGCGGTGCAAGAGCAGAAATTCAAGGGCAGGACGATTATCAACATTCTCGGACATATCGAGCGAGAACAGAAAGTTGCTGCCAGCAACAAGCAGAAAGAAGTCAAAACACTTTTCGGTGATGATGTTGACGAGGTGATCCAGAGAAAGAGGCTGCATTCGCCGATGGTGTTTAATCGAATTGACGACAAACTGAAAAAGAAGGCGGGCGACATCGAGGGTCGGATACTCAGGATTGCCGAAGCCGTAAGTCGGCTTGATCTGTCATTCAAGCGCGATCCAGAAGCCGATGAAGACAAGCTGAACATCATCTGTAAGGAAGTGAACAACCTCGTGGATAGGATACGCAGGAATGAATCGCTGGAATCGTTTGTGAACCGCACGGATGACGAGAAGGCCATGAGATTGGAAGTTGGCCTGTCCGATCACGAAGCCATCGAAGCCATCGTGGAAGAGATTGTGGATACGGCAGAGAAGCTGGCAAAGAAACACGAGTTCGAGATAAACAAAGAGAAGAGGTAGGTGCGCCATTTACACATCACCGCATAACATAATCCTTTCGGAAATGGCCCTCTTGCAGAGGAATAATCTTTCCATCAACAGTATCGTGCGGCAGTATCAGAGCAACAGAAAGCTCACGGTGCTGGAAGGTATGCGAGCAACGCTGCCTGCCGATGCCTATCCGAGTTTCGAGATAGAGCCCGGCACTGGCACGAATCAGTGGGCCACAACGCGGGCTCAGAGGCCACGGTATGACTTCACCTGCACACTGACTGTCAAGGTTGACAACCCCAATTACGGCGTGGAATATATAACGACATTGGCTACATCCATCTGCGAGATAATGACGAGTCCCGAGAACCTGCAATTGAGGATTCTCAATGAGACACACTGGGACTCCGAGGGAGGGCTGGTGGATACCTATATGCTGGATAGTCTTGTGGAAAACCTTAATTATTCGTCGTTGAAAGAGGGGTCTGTCAGAACGGCTGAATTCTCGTGGTTTGTGCTGGTGCATGAGCCATATCCCGAGAGCAAATGGCGCATCGGGGATGGCAACTTGCCGAGCATACTGAGGCCAAGAATTATAGCGGCATGATCGTTGCATAATTTTTTGATATTTTGCTCTCTAGGTGAAGGCAGGCAATGTGAGAAAACAAAGCGATTTGATACGGGATTTGTTTCAAGAGCAGGTTGATTTGGGAGAGGTTCCGTATCAGGCAGCACGATCCGCCGTTCAAGCCATCGATATAGACGGTGATGTCGAACGAGGCATGAGAGAGCTTGATGTTGTTTTGAGGGGAATCGGCCCCTTTAGGGCCAAACTGAGAGAATTACAAAATGCCGCGCAAAACACGCTCAGGCGATAGAAGAGAGCCGTTATACGAAGCGGGAATATTGAAGGATATGCACGACTTGGTTTTGAAGGGCGGCAGGGCAAACAAGGCCATTCAGGAACTGAGTGGCATCGAGCAGCGGATAGAAAGGGAAACGGGCACACTGATGGAAGAAGATTTCGAGGCAGGCGTGCGGGAACAGAAGTTTTATGCGGGTGTGATTGTCGAAACAGTTGGTGAAATGATCGACATTCTGGATATGGTGGAAGCAAAGGTTGTGGAATATAGAAGGCGGGTTGCATAGATATGCCGCTGGTTGACACAACAACATTGTTGAGGGTTGCCGACAGGGCTGCGTATCAGTATGGACAATTGAAGACGACTATGGCGGCGATAAGCGCAGTGGGGCTGGGGTATTACTGGCAGACGATAACGGCGACGGATAATCCAGATGTGGAAATTCCGTGCGAGGGTGTTTACAGGCTGGCAGACAATGATTTTCTGATAGCCTATGCCGCAAAGAACGGCACATTGCTCGCGAACATCATCGGGGGAATGGAAGCGCACTTCAACTCCACGAACCCGATAACGGGATTGGCGTTTCAGGCAGGGGGCTGGGATGGATATTTGTTCACGCAGAACAAGAGGGTCAGTCAGTATTTTGCTGAATTGTTCTATGCGTGTAAGGGATACTACATGCTGGCGGTGGATGTGTTCAGCGAGGGTGTTGACGATTTTGCCACGGCGGTTAGAAATGCGGGGCCGGGAATCACATTTACGGATGGCGTGAGTTATGGGACAGGGGCGGACACGAACCCTGCGAACGGGGTGAACTTTGCGGCGACGCAGTTGAAGGCGTATGTGGTTTCGATGGCCGGGACGAACTTGGATTTGCGGTTGAGTGTCAAGGACATCAACAACAATCCAGCGACGATTGATGTGACGATACCGGGCGGCTCGATTCCGGGAGCGGTTGTGAATATTGGAGCATCATCTGATAGATTTTTGGATGTGACGAATGTGATACTGAAGCCCGCTGGCAGCAGTGGCACACTCGGTGACACGATAAAGGTAAGAAACATCAAGGAGCGAACAATCGCGCTATGAGTTTGATAGCCATAGGAAAATTTGCGGAAATCGAAAATCTGGTATATTCGATTGTGATTGGCGATGGGTATGTGACGAAATGTGGAAGTATCTGCTTCAATCATTCTGTCATTCAGGAAGAATATGCGCAGTGGAAGAAAAGAAGATTGATGGAAATGGGAATGAAATTCAGGAAAGACGCATATTGTGAACCAAGGGGTTTCGGAAAGAACAGAACAATCAGGATTACATCGTCGAGCAATGCTCGTGGGAGAGAATTGAGAAAAATGTTTTACCCCGAAGGTAAGAAAATCATTCCTTCCGAAGTTTTTGCAAGCTTGGGATGGGAGGGATGGGCTATCGTTTTTCAGGATGATGGAAGATGCAATAGGATTTCTCACTACAATCAAACTAAAAATGGGAAGCGAATACGGGTAGAATGCGAACCTGCCGTAAATAGGTATGAATTTTGTTTTCCAGAGTTTAACGACAGGGAGATGGGTGATTCCATAGCATCGCTGGCAAAGCTTGGTGTTCGTGCTCGTATCGGGTTTCATCATCGGTTGGGACAAAGACTTCTATGGATAGCAGATGTGAGATCAAAAACGGTTTTTCGTTCTGGCGTGATGCCCTTTATGAATCCGTGTTTGATGTATAAGGTATTGCCGTTGCCGAGTCTGAGGGCTATTGCGGCATAATTGCGACAACAACAAAAACAGGAGGAATTAGTTATGGGAATGGGTTGACGGTAGCCCATGTAAAACCTTCTCTGATTGACTCGGAAATCCCGAAGCGGGACAACGAGGCCGAATGGGTGAAAGCCTAACGGTGAACGACTGAGCGAGAGGGCCGCGAGAGCGGATGCAACAGTCTGATCTTTCGTGTAGCTTCCTTGAAAGCGAAAGAGGGGAATCCGAAGCGGTTCCCCCGCCATTGAAAAATGGTCAGTAGGCGAAAGCTGAAGTAACAGGGATAAGTACCAAGGATTTGTAAGAATGTATGCTACTGGCGGCGTTCCGCCAACCGATCCGTCGGTTCTGCTCGCCACTGCGGCAGGCGTCAACCTTGTGCTTGAGCCGATCTATTCATCGGCAGTGTGGGGCGCAGGCTGGTATAACGCGGCAATGTCGGCGCATTATGCCGATGCCGCACTGCGCTATGAGGGCACAGTTGATGTTGAAATGCAGCTCGGCGTGTCTGGCGTCATCTGGGACTACTTGGCGAAGTGGATAGGCTCAGAAAGAGCATACCCGCGTTCGCTGGATATCTCTCCCGATGGCGCACGGGTGTACCAGTATCGCACTTCTGGTGCATATGCGGCCAAATACGATCTGTATGGCGCATGGAACTCGACGGCTGGTTTTTCAACCAGTGCTGGATCATTCCTGACGGCATCACTGGGCGTGATTGCGCTGTTCCGTGATGAGTTCGATCCGACTGGAGTCGCGAATAACTACTCCAACTACACATACATCCTTCAGAAGAAGGGCGTAATAGCGTCTAACTGTTCGGTTCTGTCAACAACCAATCCGTTGAATCCCGGTGGCGCAAATGTCGACCCGATCCCGTTCTGGCGCACGAATGCGCAGTTGCTCACGGGAACATGGGGGGGTACTATCGCTGCCGCTCCGTTTGGCAAGAGCGGTTTTTCACTTCCACAGACTGACACGCAAACAGTAGAGTGGAGCTTGGATGTTGCTCAGGGTTCGATCTGGCTGTACGTGTGTTCG